AACGGGTAATCAAGGAATGCGGCGATGCTTGGAAACAAGCGAAGATTAAAGAGTCCACGCTAGCAACATACAAAAGCCAGACCAAGAAAGTTCTGGAGTTTGCTAAAACTGAAGACAACCGCAAGAAACTAGACGTACTCGCAAAGCAGTCTGGGTCACTTAGCCAACTCTATCGTGCTATCAAGAAAGACGGCACGGGAGGGAAGACAGACCCAAGCGCACAACCTGTTGCACCTAGCGAAGCAGTGGGTAAAAGCGAGGACATGAAACCGACTGGCGCAACCAGTTACAGTGAGATCATTAACAAGATGAAAGAGGCTTCGGCGCATGAGGTGGCAACCTTGCTACTTACTGCACTAGGCGAGGATAAGGCGATGCAAGTCGCTGATGACATTCTCGCAAGCCTAGCGAAGACGAAAAAGGCGGCGTGATCGCCTCGCCCCTGAATGACCTAGGTTGTTCGGGGGCGTTCGTTCGCCCTGCGATTTGATGTTTAGTCATGACTAAGGAGTCATTATGTTTGACCTATTTTACGTACTGAGTGTATTACTTGTTGTGTCTACAGTGTTCGGCATTGTGGGCTTTGTGTGTGAACGTGTGTTTGATAAGGAGTAATGTGATGAATGATTTGTGTAAGCGTGCAATCACGGAGTTTATTCGTGTTGTGGATAATGAGATGAACAACTTGAATGAGGTTGAGCAGTACTCACGTACGTTCAACACTGAAGGCAAGTATGAAATCTGGGTTGGTACAGAAATCTACGGAGCTTACTGGGCTTTCCGTGCCATGACCCGTGATTGTGATGATTTTGTGGATTGTTATATGCGGATGGAGGAGTACTTTGACTCCAAGTGTAAATCTATTGTGAAAGCGTTTCAGGAGTAATACCATGAGCTTTAAAGAAGTGAACCCAGTGATCAATGCGTACATGCAGAAGTCACCAGAGAATATGATCGACGGTATCATGTTTGTTGTGTTGTCTGTCAAGACACCATTCCATACCATGTACAAGCAGATGCAGGACTATCGTGAGAAAGGACTTGACTCTAAATATGTGTGGGGTTTCAAGCGTCAGACTCTTGAGTACCTGCAGGAGAATGGGAAGGATTTGTACGACGAACTGATGGACATCTACACCCGCAAGAAGTTTGGTGATATGAAGTTCAAGGGTCGAGAGATATGGACTCACAAGGACAAACAGATGATGCTTGTGTTGACTGATGTTCCCGGTCTCGGAGTAGTGAAGGCAGGGTTTGTCATGCAGATGATGTTTGGTCGAGTTGGGTGTATTGATGTGCATAACATGCGTAGGTTCTACAAGATCGAGGAGAAGGACATCAAGTTCACGAAGATGGCGAAAGATCCCGTCAAGTTGGAGAAGATCGAGAACTATGTGAACATTTGCAAGGGTAATCGGAGTACGCAGAAGTTGTGGGATTCATGGTGCGAGCAACTGGTGGACAAGCGTTGTAACAAGGGACGCTTTGAATCTGGTTGGGACGTGAGTGTGTTTCACTTGGAATCATTAGTGGGGACTAGAGTATGAAAGCAGTATTGGTTGATCCGTACAAGGGTACGATTGAGAACGTAGAAGTCAATGACTATCGGGACATCAGCAAGCACTTGCAGTGTGATATGTTCTGTAGTGGCGGCTACGATGAGGGTGGTGATGCCATCTATGTCAACGATGAGGGACTATACACTGAGGATATGTTTGTCTATATGCCAGAGGTATACCCTGATCCATATGCAGGTCGTGTGTTGTTCCTTGGGCATAACCGTGACAATGGTGAGTCACAAGATGCGTGGCTTGATGCGGAAGATGTGGCCGACATTGACCACAAGTTCATGACACGTGATGAGGTAGGTCGTATGTATGGTGTGATGTATGTCAATTAAGTGTAGTCAGTGCGGTCAACGTGCCGATGTGGTAGAGCGTGACGTGTCCTACCTTTGTGCATTATGTTGGTTGAAGAGGTGTAAGAAATGAGTATATATAAGGATGGTGGTGAGTACACATGTTCGCATTTCTGGTGGGATGGTGACGAGAATGAGTTCTTATTCACTGCAACGTGGGTGTTTGAGCACAACTATCCTGAGATGCCTGATCACTGGTACTTGGAAGATGTTGAGCTTGAGAGTTGGAATCTGATGACACCTGACAGAGAGAATGAATTAATTCAGTATGTCAAAGAGATGAGCCGTAGGTATGGGCCAGTATGGTGTGACATTGAATCAGAAGGCCCGTATCGTGAGAATTTGCAAGAGGTAGACTACACATGAAGAAATATTTTACAACAGAGCAGATGATTGCGTTTCTTGATGACATCTATGCAGACGGGTTTGAAGATGCAGATAATGAGGGTATTGTTGAGGCGATCAGTACTCGACTGGGTACTCAGAATGATCACATCAGCTATCTTCAACAACGTATTGAGTTAGCTGAGAAAGTTATTGGTGAGTTGTATCTCTTGCAAGAGCAGACAACACGATGAGTAGAGCGACTTGGAGTGAGCAAGACATCACAACGTTGCGTCGAATGCTTGCGGATGGTAAGACTTCGGTTGAGATTGGTGAGGCAGTGAATAGAAACCCAACCACTGTTCGCCAGTTCATCCGCAACAACGCAGACAAGTTGAGCTTGACAGTGCCGATGATCAAAGGTCGGTATCGTTACAACCCGAAACAGTTTGACAAGGAGTGGTATGGTAGTGTACCCTATGGACACTGGGCTATAACAAAGCCGTGGAGAACTTAATGGAAAGTTTAATAGGGTTGTTTATCATGTTGATTTATTTAGGATTAATTTTATTGGATCTCAGCGACAAGGAGCAAGATTGATGCGTTGTCTATCATGCAATGTGTTGTTGACAGACTTTGAAGCGACACGCAGAAGTGCTGAAACAGATGAGTTTCTCGATCTTTGTAATCACTGTTACTCATATATACGTAGTGATGTTAAGGCTGTTGAGAGACCTGATCTGATGTGTGTTGATGACATAGTTGACACCGATGAAGAAGCATGATACAATCTCTACTATAGAGTTTAACGCAAGAGATAGTTATAATCTTAGTTATCTCTTACAAACTTAAGAGGACTACATAGTATGTACTTACATGAAGATGATATTTCTGTTGAGGAATTTGATGCGATCATGTTAGAGATGCAACAGCATGACGTGATGATTGCTTGTTGTGAATTGATTTATAAGCACGGCTTGCGTAATGTGCTCTTGCGTCTCGCAGACTATTGCAGTGACCCCAAAGAGTGTTATGCTTTGTATGTGTTGAGCGAATACTACAAGGAGAACGAGCGTGCCATTTGTAAAGATGCACCTACCATGCAATGACTGTGGTTCAAGTGATGCTCTCGCAGTTAATGATGACGGGTGGACGCATTGCTTCTCTTGTGAGGCACGTAGAGCGCCTGAGTCAGACGATTGGGCAGAGAGGAATAGCGAGGTACTAATGGAAGCAGTAACACACGACAGTAAGCCTGTCCATGCGTTTGAAGACAAGAACTATCGAACGATCATTGAACGTGGTATCAGCAGTGACACGGCACGTTCGTACAAGTGTGTCCATTACGATGGGCAGACAGCGTTTGCATACACAGACGAGAGTGGAAACATCATCGCTGAGAAGGTTCGGTCTACAGATAAGAAGTTCTTTGTCAATGGTAACTGGAGAGACTCGCATCTATATGGTCAACACCTGTTCAGCAAGGGTGGAAAGTTTGTGACCATTGTCGAGGGTGAGTTCGATGCCATGGCCGCATACCAGATGCTAGGGTCTAAGTATCCCGTGGTATCTATCCGCAATGGTGCAAGCTCTGCGGTCAAGGATGTGCAGAAGCACTACGAGTGGCTTGATTCATTCGACAACATCGTGGTGTGCTTTGACGGTGACGAGCCGGGTCAACGAGCGGCATCACAGGTGGCTGAGTTGTTTGGTGCTAAGGCCAAGGTGTTCAAGCATCTCGATGGTATGAAGGACGCTTGTGATTATCTTCAGAACAAGAAGATGAAGGAGTTCACTGACAAGTGGTGGTCTTCTGAACAGCATGTACCTGATGGCATCATTGTGGGTTCGTCATTGTATGAGGATGTGATGAAGCCTCTTGCACCTGCCGACTGCGAGTACCCGTTTGCAGGTGTGAACGATCTGACCTACGGTATTCGCAAGGGTGAGTTGGTTACCATCACTGCCGGATCTGGACTGGGTAAGTCTCAGTTTGTGCGTGAGATTGTGTGGCATATACTCAACAAGACAGAGGACAACCTAGGTCTGATGTTTCTTGAGGAGTCAGTACGTAAGACTGGCCTGTCTCTGATGTCACTGGCGGCGAACAAGCCACTGCATTTGCCTGACGCTGATGCAACAGTAGAGGAGAAGAACGATGCATTTAACGCCACACTCGGCACGGATCGTCTGTATTTGTTCGATCACTTTGGTAGCACTAGCGTCGATAATATTATTAATCGAGTGCGGTATCTTGCCAAGGGACTGGGGTGCGGTTATGTATTCCTTGACCATATTAGCATTGTTGTCAGTGCTCAAGCATCTGGCGATGAACGACGAGCTATAGACGAGATCATGACCAAGCTACGTATGCTTGTGCAGGAGACTGGTATTGCACTGATCGTTGTGTCACACCTCAAGCGGCCTGAGTCTAAAGGTCACGAGGAAGGTGCGGCTACATCACTGGCACAGTTGCGTGGCTCTGGTGCTATAGCTCAGTTGTCTGACATGGTGATTGGTCTTGAGCGTAACGGTCAGGCAGAGGACGTGACAGAGCGCAACACCACACGGGTGCGTGTACTCAAGAACAGATTCAGTGGTACGACTGGGCCTGCAGGTTCATTGCTTTACTCTCGTGATACTGGTAGAATGAACGAGGTTAATGAAGAGGAATTGTAATGAAGGTATTGGTACTCGACATTGAGACCAACCTCGCACACGATACGATCTGGTGTTGTGTGTGCAACTACGATGGGTTCACGTATGTGTACCGTACCGCAGAAGGGGTTCAGTCTTTGATCAACTCTTCTGACGTTGTAGTTGGACACAACATCATTGGGTTTGACGGGCCAGTGTTGTCTCGGCTTTGGGGTGTAACGATTCCCCTCTCCAAAGTTCGGGATACACTGGTGATGTCAAGGCTGTGGAATCCACAACTGGAGGGTGGTCATAGTCTCCGTGCATGGGGTGAAAGACTTGGTGATTTCAAGGATGACTTCACTGACTTTGATGGTGGCTTTACGCCAGAGATGGAGAGCTACTGTATCCAAGACGTGAAGGTAACCTCGTTGCTGTACGATAAGTTGACACGAGAGCTACAAGATTACGGTGCTAGTGTAGACTTAGAGCATCGTGTTGCGTTCATAATGAAGAGGCAAGAAGACAATGGATTTAAACTCAATGTGCCGGAAGCTGTCTCTCTACTGGCTCAACTTAAAGATCGAATGTCTGTTATTACGGACGAAATGCAAGCTATATTTCCGCCTATTGTCGAAGAACGTTGGTCAGACAAAACAGGCAAGAGACTTAAGGACAAGGTTACCGTATTCAATGTGGGGTCACGTCAGCAAATCGCAGACAGGTTGCAGAGCATTGGTGTCAAGTTTACTAAGACGACTGAGAAAGGCAGTATCATAGTTGACGAGACAACGCTCAAGTCTATCGACAAACCAGAAGCGCAACTGATTGCTGAGTACCTGATGCTACAGAAACGTGTCGGTCTGATCGACTCATGGCTAGAACATGTCGATATAAATACGTTTCGTGTACATGGCAGGGTGATCACCAACGGTGCTGTGACTGGACGTATGACACACCAGAAGCCAAACATGGGACAGATCCCTAGTGTCAACAGTGAGTATGGTGATGAGTGTCGCAAGTTGTGGACTGTGGATCAGGGTAATGTACTTGTGGGTACTGACCTTGCAGGTATCGAGCTACGTTGTCTTGCACACTACATGCAGGATGCTGAATGGACAGAGGAATTATTGAATGGGGACATCCATCAGAAGAACGCTGATGCCGCAGGTATCACACGCCCTCAAGCGAAGACCCTTATCTACGCAACTCTTTATGGAGCAGGGCCATCAAAGATTGGCAGTATTGTGGGTGGCGGGGCGAAAGAAGGGAGCGCAGTACTGCATCGGTTTTATTCAAACACC